ATGTATAACTTCGGTCACACCCTTAGTTATATGACGCACCAGCAGCAGGCAGAGGCCTTCCTGCAAGCGGCCACCCGGCACCGCGAGCAGCTCACCGCCTACGCCAGATCCCTTACCAAATGCGACGAAGCGGCGCACGACCTGTTCCAGGACGCGCTGCTAAAGTGCCACGATCGCATCCTTTCCTGCGGCTTCTTCGGCACGGCCTTCGTGCCCTACCTGGTGAGCGCGATCAAGTACAACTTCTACTACGCCCAGCGCGAGGCGGTGGCCACCGTGTCGCTGTCAGACCTCCAGCTGGCGACCATCCCCGAAGAGGAAGGCACGGCCGAGGAGAAGCAGCGCCGCGACGCCCTCTTCACCGGCATCATGACCTTTGTCTCCAGCCACTACAGCCAGGAGGACGCCGCGGTGTGGGAGCTCTACGTCAATGGCCTGGCCTACGCCGAGATCGTCTTCGCCACCGGCTACACCTACTGGAAGGCCGTGGAGACAGTGCGCCGCATCAAAAAAAGCATCAAGGCCAACTTCAGCCTCTAAGATACCCGCCCCGTCTATTAACCTTAATCTATCTTCCAAAGGAGGTGCTTGAGGCCCGGGTGGTTCCATGGCGGGGCGGCCCATAAAAAAGAAGCCCGTTCCAAAAGAACGGGCTTCTCTGCGTTCACAAACTTAAAACTTATCACTCACCTAATCATTACCTCATCACTAGCTGCCGCCGCGGGGCAGGCGGAAGAAGCGCTGTATAATATAGTAAATAATCCCCAGCACCACCAGCGCCAGCACGATGTAAATAAGGAGCGGCGGGATGCCCTTCTTTTGGTCGGACCTGGAATTGTCGCCGATCACCCCCGCCTGCTTGGCCGTGTTGAAGGAGTCAGCGTTGCCCGAGTCCTTTACCTTGGGCTTTTCTTTTGACTTGTCTTTTACAGAGGTATTGCCGCTATTCTTCACGGTGGTGTTACCCACGTTTTTGTTCTTTACCCATCGCGGCACCGGTTGCGCCAGCGGCGGCAGCCAGATGATCTCCGTGGGGGTGGAGCGCACCGGCTGCCAGCCGTTGGGCGAGACAACAGGCGTGGGCGTTGTGTCCGGTACCGACTGCACGAACGGCTTTGCCTGGGCCACGGTGCTGCGGCTGAAAAGGCCCTGGATGGAGTTGCACCCCACCAGCGCCATCAGGATCAGGACAAACAGCAGCGCTCTCACAGGCACACCTCCTTTGCCCAGGCGATGGCGTCAAACGAGGGGCAGGCCTTGGCCACGCCCGCAAAGTCGCGGTGCCCCTGCACCACGGCCTGCGGGTGCTGCCGCTTCCACTCCCGCACCACGCGCTCCATAGCGGCCTTCTGCTGCGGCGTGCGGTTATCCTTGGCGTTGCCTTTGGCATCGATACCGCCGATGTAGCTTACGTGCAGCGAGTGGCTGTTATGGCCCTTCACGCCGTTACACACGGCAGCGTCGGGGGCCAGCGTGCGCACCGTGCCGTTGGGCTCGATGATCTTGTGGTAGCCGGGGCTCTTCCACTTCAGGTTATTCTTCCAGTAGTTCTGGATGCTCTCCACCTTGGCGCTCTGGAGCGTGGCCGTGCAGTGGATGACGATGTAACTTATGCTTCTCATGTTCCGAGGGTGAAAAATTTAACAATCGACAGGATCACCTGCGTGATGGTCTGGAACTGGTCGGCGTCGATCACCTCCAGGATCAGCAGGGTATAGTTGAGGGCGATGCTGAGCAGGGCCACCGTGCCCCACTTGCGCCACTTGTTGGCCATAAGCCACTTGTATAGCTTCTTCATCATTGCGTCAGGTATACCGCGTAACAGCCCGCCAGCAGCACCAGGCCGGCCAGGAGCAGCAGGGTGCGCTCCTTGTAGTCAAAGCTGTAGCGGCTCGTATCGGTATCGGACTGGTAGCGCCAGGAGTCCTGCCAGCGGCGGCCTCCCCGGGCAATCTTATCGCGCATCAGGTAGTAGGCGCCGTTATGGAACCACGAGAAGGCCAGCACGCCGGCCACTGCCTCGAACACACGCGGCAGGAAGGCGTAGTCTGCCCATAAAAGGGCCAGGGCGAACAGGCCACGCTCTATCCCGAACAGCCAATGCTCGTTCATCGTCAGGGCATGGGCGCCCCTGCGGCTGTAGCACACGGCGTTCGTCAGGCCGTGCGCCAGAGCGTAGAGTATGAACAGCAGCAGGATCATGGCTTGTACCTCCTGTAGCTTATGGCCCAGTTCAGGGCCAGCACCGCAAAAAAGAAAAGGGCCATGATGTCGTAGCGGCCATCGGCATAAAAGTCCTGGCTGTGCCACCACAGGCAGGCGACGATGAGCCAGAGGGCGAAGATGTTTAGCGCCAGCTCCTTTCCTTGGAGCATGTGGCGCAGGAATCCTTTTTCATATTAGGCTAAAAGTTTGGTTGCTATTTGTTGCGGTTGAGCCATTCGTCGAAGGCTTCCACACCGCGCTGCAGCACGGTGTACTTGTTCAAAAGCTCGTCGTACTTGGCCTGCAGCTTCTCCAGCTGCTTCTGCAGGTAGTCTACCGTCTGGGCGTAGAGGGCCAGCTTGCGCTCCAGCTCCGTGAGTTGGTCGTCTAGCTTGTCGAGCTGGTTCACCAGCCGCACCAGGAAAAAGCTCACTACCGAGAGCAGCACCATGATGAGCGTGCCGCCCACCGAGATGATAATCATGTCCATACTCACAGCACGATCCCCCCTATAGGCCGGCCTTCCAGCGCGGCGGCTTTGTAGTTGGGGTAATCGGCCTTGCGGGCCTCCAGCCATTCGGTAAAGTCACGGCTGCGGCTTTGGGCCTCCACCTCCACCGCGTCGCGGTACCGGCGGTACTGGGCATCGCTCAGATCCAGCTCTCCCGCCGGCTTCAGGCCCCTGTTGGTGGCCTTCACGACCATGTGGGGCAGCGAGCGGAGGAACACGTACTGCGCCATCACCGGCGCCAGCTGCGCGTGCAGTTGGGCAAGGTTCTCGGGCATCGGTACCGGCACCTCCTGCTGCTTTGCCAGGAAGGCGGCCAGCAGCTCCTCGTATAGCGCCGCGCCCAATAGCGGCTTGATGACATCCTCCTGCACCCTTGCCAGGCGCGGGGCGAAGTACGGGCTATCCACATTTTTCTGCACATCGGTGTGGATAGCCACCTCTGCTGCCGTGATGAAGTATTTCTGTTCCATTAGCTTGCTGCTGTGTCTCTGATATTGAAGTCTTCAAAGTCGGTCACGAACTTATTGCGCTCGAAGGACCATATTTTAAGCACCATGATCACCTGATCGCGGCGGAAGGAGCGCCATAGTCCGTTTACCACGGCCCCGTCTGCATTCTTGTATTTGCCATCTGCGCCCCTGATCTTCCCAAACTTTCCCGTGTCGAAATAGCGGACTGTCTTAATGGACTTATTCCGGGTCTTGGGCCTTTTGCGGGATGGGATCAGGTCCAGGTTGCGGGTGCCGAAGCGTATGCTGGTGGCTTTACCTGCCCGGCCGTTTTCCCTGTTCTCTGCATTGTCAGCGTAGAAATACATGAACTGACACCAGGTCTTGCGGCTCCAGAAAAGAAAGTCATCCACAGCCGACAGCTCGAAGTCCTTCTTCTCGCGCATGGAGAGCTTTCGGTAGCCTTTTAGCTTCTCCTGGGTAAGTTTCCTAAGCTCCCTGTTCTGCATTGGCTCCTGTGGCGGTTTCCGGCCCTAACAGTGCATTGGCCTCCTTCGGAGACAGCTTGTAGAGCACCGTCAGCAGACCGTACACACTTGCCCGCGACAGCTCACCGCCCTGCATCTTCTCCAGCAGCTCCACCAGCTTGTCACGGGTCTCCGAATCGAAGGTATTCTCCTCCAGCGGCTTCATGTCTACCATGGCGCGCAGCTCGTCCACGTCGGCGATATCCTGCAGCAGGCCCTCGGAGAAGGTGAACTTCACCGGCAGGTTGGTCACGATGTCCAGCGCCGGGGTGTCGGCGTCGCCCTTCAGCTCCACGCCCTGCACGTACTGCAGTAGCTCCTCAAAGCCCTCGATGATGTCCACCTGCTCGGGCCTTACCACCGTGTTGTAGTAAAGCTCGTAGGCGGTGCGGATGGTGCCGCTGTCGCCGCCAAGCGAGGCGCCGCCCGGAAGGCCCACGATCGTAGGCGAGGGCACGCGGTTGGCGGCCAGGATCTTCTCCACAGCCAGCGAGGAGTAGGTATTGTAGATGTCGGCGTTGACAGGAGGGGAATATGGCACGATAGAGGCGGCGTCCACGCCAGCCTCCCCGAAGATCACCAGCAGGCTCTCCCCTTTAGGCCCCGTGGTTTTCTTTTTGATCGCATCCACGAATTCCTTCCTTGCCTCCGCTATGCTTTGCCCTTCTCGTGGCGGGGGGTCGTTGGGCACGTACAGCAGGTTTCGCGGGGCGAAGTTGCCCTGCACATTGCCCAGGTGGTATTCTCCCAGATCGTTCTCCAGCTGCATGTAGGCCAGCGCCGCGTCGCACTCCGGCTCGGGGAAGTAGTCGTTCGAGTCGGAAGGAGTCATGCTCACGTAGAGCTGGCGCTTCTGATTTTTTGCCGTGTCGGGGTTGAAAGCGGCAATCCACTCAGGCTTAAACTTGGCGTCCTGGCTCTTGCTCCAGTCACGGCAGAGGTAATACCCCTCGATCACGCCCTCGTCGTTCATAGGCTCCGGCGCCACCGTGGAGATACGCTGATGGTGGATCTCGGCGACGCTGTCGCCGGCATCGTTCCAAAGCACCTGCACGGCCCATCCGTTCAAAAAGGCCTTGTCGGCGGCGATGCCCGCCAGCTGGCGGTTGGCATGCCTGCCCTCGCCGGCCATGTTGCACATAAACTCATGCAGCGGGGCGTTTTTCTCGTCATAGCTGAAGCCCTCGCCTCTCAGAAGCGCCGTCTTCGTCGCCGTGACAGAGCGCTGGGTAGGGCTGTTTTTCTTCAGCTTGATCAGGCTCGCCCAGTAGCTGTGCTTCTTGCCGTACTCCACCCAGCCCTTCTGCTTGTTGACCTTCACCTCCGGAGGCTCAGGCACACTCAGGGCTACCGATATGTATTCTGCGTGCATCGTTTGCTTAGTTCAAAAAGGTTAGGAATCCGGGAATGAGGCTGGCGGCCACCCGGCGTGCCGGCTCCCGCTCCAGGCCGGTAATGGCCAGGCTCATGCCCGTGTCGGAGGCGGACTTGACCGCCACCCGCAGGCCGCGCTCCTGCCCGTAGAGCCACCAGTTGCCGCTCATGTCCTGCACCAGGGCGTGTACCCTGTGGCCCGAGAGGCTACGCAGCAGCTCGCGCTTCTCCACGGAGAGCCCACCCGCTGCCAGGCTGATGGACTGAATGTAGAGGTCGCCCTGCAGGTTGGTGGTCTGCGTCTCGGCGAACGTGCTGCCCTCCTGCGCCTCCACAAAGGCGCTCAGACCCTCCTGGAAGGAAAGGCCCAGTGTGGCGATGGTGCCCAGCTCCGCCGTGGCGTAGAAGGCCTCCACGCCCGGCTGAAAAAAAGTGAGCAGGCAGGATCGAAACCCCGCCTGCCCATACTTTGTCTGGATAGCCCTTAGCATCTTATGGCGTTACAAGTGCTGCCAGGGTAGCGTAGGCGGCCTCTGACACCTCGCGCGGCCTGCCGTTCTCCGAGCCGCCCACGATGATCTCGTAGCCGTTCAGATCTCCGGCGGCAGAACCCGATCCGTTGTTGTTTTGGCTTGCGATCAGGCCGTTCTCCTCACCCAGCAGGAAGTACTTGCCGCGGCGGTCCTTCACGATGTAGGTGTAGAGCTGCAGGTCCACGTCCTCCAGGGCCTTCGTCTTCTCAGCGTCGGTGCCGGCCAGCGTGAAGCCCAGCGCCTGGGCGATGTAGCGCCCGGCGCCCACCGTCAGGTTGGCAGTGTAGTTGGCCTTGTCGATCTCCGACTCCAGGATTACGGGTACTACCGTGGCGTCCAGCGTGATGGTGGAGATCAGCTTCTCGTTGGTGGCGTCCGGCGTGTAGGAGGCCGAGCGCGTGGCGCCGTTGGCCAGGAACGTCGGGAAGGCCAGGATGGCAACGAGCCCGCCCTGGGCGTAGCCGTTCCCGCGTTTGATGTTGGTCAGCTTACCCATGGCTTACTGCTTGTTTTCGCGTTCCACAATGATCAGCTCCTCGCCCTCGGCCAGCGACTTCTCGGCCACGGCCTTGTCGAAGTACACGCCTTTGGCGGTGAGGTAGCCCTCTTTCAGCGTCGGGAAAGAGCGCAGGGCGCGCTTCACCTCGTAGACGCGCTCATCCTCAACTTCCGCAGTTCCCTGCTCTTCCGCTGGATCCTTAGAAGGGGTCGGCGCATCAGGAGCAGCGGCTGGCTGTTCTGCAACTGGCGCAGCCTCCTGCGCAGCGGCTTCCTTTGACTGCTCCGTCACGATGGCGTTACCGTTTGGGGCAAGGGCTACTTGTTGCGTTGCCTCTACAGGAGCAGCGGCTGGCTGCTCCTGGGGCTTATTGTTCTTAGCTTTAGACATGCTTCAGGTCTCCTTAGATGATGTACAATAATTTCTGCTTAGGCGTCACCACGGCAGAGTCCAGGGTGCAGACCTGCTTCATGAACATCTCCTCCCCGAAGTTATTCACCTTGCCGATCTCCAGCTTCAGCGAGTCATCCAGTAGGTCTGTGCCCAGGATAAAGTCGCCGGATGCACCGCCGCGACCCGCCAGCTTCATGTTAGAAGGAAGCGGCACGAACTCTATTTTCACACCCAGGAAAGAGAAGTTATCCCCGGCCACCGTAAAGATGTCGCGGTACTGCTGGTTGGCGTTGGCCTGCAGGATCTTCTGCTTGTCGGCATGCGGCGCGTAGATCACCAGGTCCGTCTGCTCAAACACCTCGGAAGGGATAAGGGCGAACAGGTCGCCGTATTCCGTGGCCAGGGCCTCCACTGTGTTTGCCGTGCCCGAGCCTTCGATCACCTGCTTGGAAAGGATCATGCGGGTGATTATGCCATCCACCTTGCCAACGACCTGCGCCGCGGCCCACGCCTTCTGTTTGGCCGGTATCTCGGCATCGGCTGCGATGGCGTCTTTTGATGCCTGGGTGATACCCACCCAGAACAGACGCTCGAAACTCTTGCCCAGGCGCGGGATACAGTGGCCCAGCACCGCCTGCTCGAATTCGTTGGAGGTGATGTTGGCCGCTCCCTGTTGCATGTCACGGGCAAAGCGCGAGTTGCGCAGCTCGTCCATCTTAAAGGTGGTGAAAGCCATGATCTTTACCGGGCGGATCTTGCTGTCGCCAAACTTCACTGTGTCGGTGTAGTTGGCCAGGTCCGTCTCGCGCAGGTCCTCCTTATAGTCAGAGTAAGGGATCTCGCCCTCGATCGAGGTCACGACGATCTCATTCTTAATGTCATCCATCACGCGCACGAGGCTCTTCTCGACCGTGTTGTTGCGGTGAATTACTTCCGAGAAAATCTCCTGGGCGTGTTCACCTTCAAATACCTTTGGATTGTATTCCATCTTTGGCTAAAGTATAAAAGGGTTAGGGTTACTTTTTCTTGTTGCGGCTGCGTACCTCCGCCAGGCGCACTTGCGCAGGGGACAGCCTCTCATCGGCCGGTTCCTTGTCGCCGCCCATCTTGAGAAGCTCTGCGCCGGGTTTCTTCTTCAGCTTCACCTCCAGTTCCTGCTTCTCGGCAGAAAGCTTGGTCGCTTTGTCCTCCTCGGCCTTCAGCTTCGCCTCCAGCTCGGTGGCCTTCTGCTCGGCAGACAGCTTGGAGGCGTTGGCGTCCGATAGCTGCTTCTCCAGCTCGGCGATGCGGGCCTGGGCCTTGCTCAGCTCCTGGTCTTCCTCCGGGGCGGCCTCTTTCAGCTTGCCCTCGGCCACCTCGATGGTGGTGCCGTCTTCCAGGGTGTAGGTGCCGTCGGCCAGCGGCTCACCGCGCTCGCCCTCTTCGCTGAGGCTGAACACTTCCTTGGTCTCGTCATCCACCTCGATGGTGGAGCCGTCTTCCAAAGTCATTGTGGCCAGTGCCATAAAGGCGGTCAGCTTGGCCATCATGCGGGCGATCAGGCCCGGCTTCTTTAAGGGTTTCTTCATTTCTGTTTGGGCTAATTTTTCAGGCTCCTGGTAGAACCACTGGTACACGCTCGTCGAGGTCTCCACCTTGAAGGTGACACCCTGCTTGGTTTTGTAGGTGCCGGACTCCAGATAGGTGTTGTCGGAGTTGAACAGCTTGTTCGTGATCGGGTCATGCACGATCACGGTACCGTCCTCCAGCTCGATGGTGGAGAGCTTCAGCGCGCTCATGCGCTGGAACCAGCCTTTTGGCTTTTTCATATCTTGGTCAGGCGTATCGGTTTTTGACAGTTGCTCTTTCACCTCCTCGTAGTCGAAGAGGCCCTCCAGCGAGAAGCCGCGCTTGTTACCCGAAAGGATCTCCTTCTCCCAGTAGTCGGCATCCTCCACCCGGTAAGAAACCATCCAGGTGCCCACCGGAAGATCGGAAAGCCCCAGTGCCACGGCCTTGTCTTTCTCGGCATCGGAGATGAGCCAGGACTCCACCACGTAATTGCCGTCCAGGGCGAGCTCGTGCTCGTCGTTGGTGGCATGGGTGAAGTTGTTCTTATGGAACTTGTTGCGAATGCGCTCGATGGTGTCGGCGTCGAACTGGATGTAGAAGGGCTCCTCGTCCTCCGTGAGGCGGAAGATCTTTTTATCCGGGATCAGCACCGGGCCGGTCAGGATCTGCTTGTGCTTGTCCTGCGCCAGCTTCACGGACTGCGAAAGGGCCACAAAATCAGCCTCGATGGCGGGGCGCGACACAAAGGAGATCAGGTTCACACCCGTTTTCTCGTCCGTGTCGTCGATGGAGATGGCAAATACCGGCGCCTGGCTTTTCCGCTTCATACCCCACTAATGCAGAAAGCCGGAATCTTGGTGGCTGAAGGGAAAAAATTTTTACTTTATATAGGGGATTGCGTATACTTACCCTGCTATTGTTATTAATCCTTTACCAAACCATTGCCATGAAATACGCTTTTACCCTCCTGGCGCTGCTCTGCGCCCTGACCTGCTATGCCCAGAATTATGAGTACAAAGGCATTCGGAATTTTCCCGTGAATGAAAGGACCGGCAAGGTCACCTATGAAGGGGTGGTGCCCGCTGAGGGCATGAGCGCCCATCAGCTCTACAGCGCGGCCAAAGAATGGATCGCAAGAAACTCCGATGCGCGCTACGCGATTGAAACCGAGGTGCCAGGGGAGAAGATCATAGGGAAAGGAAGCGTGGCGCAGTCTAATTTCAACGGCCATACCCACAGCTACGACTTTATACTCTCCTTCAAAGACGGACGGTATAAGTATGAGTTGACAAACTTTGTGCTGCAGTACGACTATGGCACCCCCGCCACAAGAGGCAGCTTTGCGCTGGAAGACTACCCTAAACAAAACCTTTCCGGCAGAAGGGCACAGAAGCTTGACACGATTTACCAAGGCTTGGATCAGGATTTTAAAAGCGTAGCTGCCGTGTTTGAGGCTTTTGCCTTGGATGTAGCCGGTGATGACTGGTAAAAATAAAACAGGTGCACAGGTTTACAGTATATCCTTACCTTATAATATTTATTATTGACTTATTTCTATACAGCACATATAGGAATAAGTCAATAATAAAGAAGTGTAGTAACGTACTAGAATAAACCTGTGCACCTGTTCACTAAAGCAGCTTCCCTACCTGCTCATCACGGTTAAGGCTCTCGGCTTTCCTGACAATGCGCCGGCTCTGCCAGTTGTCTGGCTCCGGATAGGTGAAGTCCTTATCTGCCGTCCGGGCCGTGTTGCCGTCGATGCTCTGCAGGTAGCGCTCGATCTTCTCTAGCGTGGCGGTCGGCACAAAGGCCCCGCCCTCGGCTCCTACACTCGCAGCGGCTGCGGCAGCGCTCCCAGGCAACTGGCCGCCGTCCGCAAACTTCCTTTTCAGCTGGTGCTCCGGAATAGCCACGAAGCGCACCGAGCGGCCGATGGCGTTGATCCGCTCGATGGCCTCGCGGTTATTGCGGTAAGCGTGCTTGTTGGTCACAAACTCCCCGCCCTCCACTTCGATGTTAGAGAAGCGGCCGGTGCCCCTGATGCCGCCTGCGTCATGCGAAGGACCATCCAGCGCCCCGCCGTTGGCTCTCTTAGAAGCTTTTACCTCCTGCAGCGAGCCCGCTAGTTTTTTCGCGCTCAGCACGGCAGCGGCCACCGCGGCAACCCCGGCAGCGATGGCCGCGATGTTGGCGGGAGGCGGTAAACCTGCGCCTGATTTCGTTGCTTTTAGTGCTGCGGCTACCGCATCGGCCGCATTCTGCACATTCGTGGCCAGGGTGGTGGCCGCCATCAGGGCCTGCGCCTTGGCCTCCAGCTGCTGGCGCTTCTCTTCTGCCTGCTCTTTCTGCTTGGCGATCTTGGCCTCCTCGGCTGCCGCCTTCTTCTTCTCGTTTGTCAGCCGGGCCTCCTCGGCGCGTTCCTTGGCGATCTGGCGGATGAGGTATTCGCGCTTGGCGCCGCGGGCGTCCTCCAGGCGGGACTCCAGTGCCTGGCGCCGCTCCATGGCCTCCTGCAGGCTGTCCTCTGCCGCCTCCTGCCGCTCCCGTGAAAGTTCCAGCTGCTCATCCAGATACTCGGTGTAGGCATCCAGCCGCATGAAGGCATCGTTGAACAGCGTCTCGGCGATATAGCCCAGGCTCTGCTGCAGCGAGGCCAGTGATTCGGCCAGACTCTCCTTTACCCGCTCCAGGTCCCCGGGATTCACCCGGAAAAGCTTGGTGAGCAGCTCACCCATCAGGTCATTCTCCGCCGGCACCAGATTATCCCTTAGTTCCTTTACCTGCAGCTTGAGTTCCGCAAAGGCCTTGGTGCGGGCCAGCCCGGCCTTCTCCATCACGTCCAGCTGCTGCTCCAGTCCCCGGATCGTGGCCTCGGTGATCTCCCGCTCGGTGGCCCCCTTGAGCTTCAGCTCGATCACGGCCATATCGCTGGCCTCCTGCAGCGTGGCCAGCTCCTCGTTTAAAAGGCGCTCTTTTTCTTCCTTCGCCTTTTTCTGCTCGGCCAGGTTAGTCGCCACAATGGCTTTCTCCTTCTCGGCGATCTGGTTTTGGATAGCCAGGTACTCCGAGCTGTAGCGCTTACCCTGGGCCACCAGTTCCACCAATACTTCCTGCAGGCCGTCGGCCTCGATGCGGAGCAGGGTCTGCTGTGAGGCACCGTCCAGCTTGGCCTGCTCCAGGCGGCGCTGGCGCTCCTCTTCCGCTTCACTGCGCGCCTGATCAGCGAGTGAGGCCTCCAGCTGCCGCCGCTTGTTGTAGTTTTCCTCTGCCAGTTTGTAGGCTTCCTCCGAGGCTTTTTTCTGACGGTCCAGCGCCTCGGCCCATGCTTTCTCATCGCGCTCGGCCAGGCTCTTGTCGTGGGCGGCCTTGAGCTGGCGGATCTCGCTCAGTTTGTCGGCATACTCCTCCGATCCTTTTTCCAGCAGGCTCAGCTCATCAGCCAGCTGCTGCTGGCGGAGGGCATACGTGGACTTGCCGGCCGCGGCCTCCTCTGCGATCAGGCGCTTGCGGCGGGCGATGCGTCGCTCGGTGGCGGCTTTCTCCTTATCTTCCAGCTCCTGCAGGGCTTTCTCCGTGGAGGAGTCCACGAGCCCGAGCGAGAGGAAAGAGGCCACATCGCGGATCTGGTCCCCCAGCTTGTCGAAGAAGGCGAACAGGCGTGGGAACGTATCGGCCAGGTAGGAGCCAAAGCGCTTGGCCGCGGCGCTGATCGAATCCCAATTGGCCACGATGGTGCCCAGTACCACCACGAAGGCCAGCACACCGGTGGCCATGAGCGCCTGCCGGGTGGTGATACCCATGAGCTTGGCCTTCACGCCGGCGATGGTCCAGCCGTTGCCCATGCCCAGCACTGATTTGAGCACCGATTGCGTCTCGGAGTTGAGCGCCTTGTGCATGGCCTCCACGCCCTGCATCACGGTGATCACCGAGAGCAGCTTGGCCTCATACTTCTCCATGCTTCCCTCCGAGGCCAGCCCGAAACTCTCGGCCGCGACGGTGGCCACGCCGAAGGCGCCGGTGAAACCGTTGGCGAAGTCCAGCAGGGCCGCGGTCTTGGCCTTGGGGTCCAGCGCGTCCACGGCGTCGTCGAGCTCTTTGAGCGCGCCCTTGGCCTTGCCCAGTTCGAGCATCATCTCCTCAAGCTCTTTGGTACCGAGCTTGGCGCTGTCGATGGCCGTCTCCAGCTCTTCTATGCGGGCCTTGATCTGCCCGACCGTGGCCTGCCCTTTCTGGCCCTCGATCTCAATGGTGTAGGTTTTAGTTAATCCCATGATGCGTTTGTTTAGATTGTTAGTACCATTCTGCGCTGGAGAACTCACCGCCGTAGAACTCTCTGCCGGCCGCCTCCTCGGTGTTCTGCGGCTTGCCGCCCCCTGAGGCCTCGCGCACGATGTGCAGCAGCTCCAGCTCTGTGGCGGACTCACCCGACACCTGGAACCCATCTGCCTTGTTGAAGCGATAGAGGATGCCGTGGAAGAGCACCGGCCGGGCTGGCGACAGCCTGCGGTACAGCTCAGGCGAGAGCATGAAGCGCAGCTTTACCAGGTGCCCGCGCGTCACCTCGGTGATATAGTTGCTGTAAAACCTTTGATAGAGCGCCTCAAAGTCCAGCCCCTCAAAAGAAGCTAGGCCATAGCGCATCGGCACGCCGCCATAGCTGATAACATCACCTGCCTGGCTGGGGCCCTGGTAGCGCAGCAGGCGCGGCAGGTAGCCATAGGCCCACTGCACCTGGTTAAGGGGCGTGGCCAGCTGATCCTGCGAGGCCATGCAGGGCAGCACCTTCTCCGCGCCGCCCGCGGCCGCGTAGCGGCGCATGGCCACCGGCGCCACCGGGAGCTCCATCGTCTTCTCCCCCTCCAGGTTCAGGTTGCGGGAGTCGTGCAGCTTGTCGGCAAAGCCCTTTACTGCCTGCAGCACCGCATCCGCTGTGTCGTCGGCATAGGTGAAAGCGATGCTGCGGTAAGGCAGGGCCGGCAGGTACTCAGCGTCCTCCGGGTTCGCTAGCCCCGTCAACTCCACGGCAAAGTCAGCCGGCAGCTCGTAGCGGTCATGGTAGTAGAAGGTGACGGTGCGCTTCTCGGCATCAGTGTCAAAGCGCAGGTTGCCCATGGTGACAAAGAGCCGGACCATGTCCAGCTGCCCCAGGTCCGGCAGGTTGGCCGCCAGGTCGATGTGCGTCGGCCCCACCAGCTCCTCAGGCAGGATCTCGATGCGCGTGTCGGTGTGGGTTACCTGGAAGTCGCCCCAGTTGTAGGCATTGCGTGACGTGGCCACGCTGATGCAGACGCTTAGCAGGTCTTCCTCATCCACATACACCGGCACCCCCGTGTCAAGGGTAAAGGTTCCCACCGCGCTGCCGGGATAAGGGCCGGAGTTGAGCACATCCGCCTGGGCCAGCACGCGGCCCGCTTCCATCCCTTGGCCCGGCTTGCGCGCAATCACCGACAGCAGCACGCTGTCGGGCTGGTAATCGGCGGCATACTCCCCCAGCGTGGTGGTCACCACCACCCGGTAACCGGCGCCCTTCCTGGCCCGGAAGTCGCCCACCTGGAAATAGCGGAACGGGTTGAGCACTTCCTGCGGGGAGAGCTTCCAGTACAGGGTGTGCCCGCCCGGATCCCCGAGCTCACCAGTGCTGTAGGAGGCGTTGTGGATGATCACAAACTGGCCCGGCTGCCATCCGTCGGGCAGCTGTGTAAAGTACAGGCGCTGGGTCAGTGGGTTTGACACACCGGTATCGTCGCCCAGGTAGCGCAGCAGGGTGCCCCAGTTCCATTGGAAGCCATCGCCCACATAGGGCAGCACCGTCTCCTGGAAGAGCTCGTCGCGCAGCGGCTCGCCTGCCACCTGCCAACCCACGTCGGCGAAGATCTTGCGGATCACAGCCAACAGGTACACGGCCGGCGGGTAATCCTCGGGGTGTACCGCGCCGGTGTACTCGTTAGAGGCCGGCACATCCTGCCCCTCCACCACCGGCTCCCGGAAGAAGTTGCCGTAGGCCACCAGGGGAAACTGCGCATCCGTCTCGTCTATGCCCAGGGCCAGCCGCTCCTCAAAGCCATGCTGCCCCTCGAAGGCGAACGGCGCAAAGGAGGCGATGTCGCGCAGGCTCTTGTCTTCCAGCAGCGCAAACACGTCCACTTCCTCTGACACGATGCGCCCCACATAGGCGCCCTTGATTGAGGTCAGCTGAAAGTACCCCCGAAGCAGGGTCCGGCCGCTGACCTCCAGCACGGCGCTGTAGGGGGAGAGCGAGCGGAACTTGTCAATGCGGTGCAGCCTGCTGCGGTTGCCGAAGATGCGCTCATTGCCGCGCGTCAGGGGCAGGGCCATGGTATAGGAGATGTCCGAGGTGCGGCTCCCCAGCTCAGACACGTCGGCGGCCCCCTTCCTGACGCGGATCTGGCGCGCCGCATCAGCCGGCAGGTCTGCCAGCTGGTTGTTGATGTACAGCTTTATCTCTTCCATTAGTTGCTGATCGGGTTATGGGTGAGCCCCGGCTCCAGGGTAAGCGACAGGGAGTACTCCTCGGCCAGCACGTCGGCGGCAGGGTCCATGTCTGTCAGCTGGCAGGCCGTGTAGGTGCCGTTCTCATAGAGGTAAACCTCCGGAGAGGGGGCTAGCTCAGCCAGCAGGAAATCAAAGGACTCCCGTGTGAGCAGCCCAGTGTGCAGCCTTTCGGAGGGGCTAAGCTCCACGCGCTGCACGCGGCTGTTGCGGCTGGAGGTGGTGGCGTTGAATGGCACGCCGGAGCGGTACAGCTGCGGGCTTCTGCGCATGGCCGGCTCCGTGTACCCCTGCACCCACACGGTCTCGTAGGCCGACAGCGAGGTGAGGAACACCAGGCAGCGCTCCCTTCCGGTTGCCGGGGGGAAGTGATAGGGCAGGCTGCCCAGCACCGTAGCGGCAGCGCCCATCGCTATTTTAACTGTAACCGTGCAGCCTGTTACTTTCTTGGTGGCGCTCAGCGCGTAGGCCCGGGTGAAGACCGCCTGCAGCGCCAGACGCTGCACGCCGCCCACCGTCGCGACAGAGGATACAACCTCCTCCACCACGCTGCCGTCATAGTAGCGGAAAGATGCCTCCAGCGTCAGCTCGGCGCCGGTGGCTGCCAGCACGTACAGCGCCTCGGCATAGGCTCCTCCGTGCAGGGGCGCCTGCGCCAGGGTCTGCCGGTTGAGCAGCCTCGGCGCGGCAAGGTCATTGAGCGCGTAAAGCGGCAGCGCCCCCTCCAGCGCCCACAGCACCGGGCTCTCGCCCACCGGATAGCGCCGCCTGAGTGCTAGGCCATCGGAAGAGTATACTTCGCCATAGCGCAGGAAATACGGCTTCAGGCGGTCAGCCTCCGAGAACAACGCATGCCCCGTATGTAGGCGCAGCACCGAGGCCACGTCAAAGGCGTAGCTGTTGCCGGGCGCGTACAGCAGCTCGCTGCGCTCCAAAAGCTCCGCCCCCTCTTTGCCCACCGGAGTGCCATAGCTGCCGGCGCAGCCCCACACTTCCAGGTAGCAGCCCCATGCCTTCTTTGTCTGAGAGCGGAGCGCATCCACCCCGGCGGTGATGGCCACAGTGATCGTCTCCTCATTGACGGTGATGCTGGGGGTAAAAGCCGATCCTTCCTTGATGGCCGTCAGCTTTACCTGCCCCTCTCCAGGCTGGCCGATGGTATAGCGGCTGCTCACGTACTCGTTGTCGAAGAATGCCTGCGCCAAGGTGTCGGCGTCATAGAACTGGCCCATCTGCGGTGCCAGGGAAAAGGTAAACAGCTGGCCATCCACCGTGAGTTGGGTGGCATACCCCACCGCGCCCAGCGTCAGCACCGCCTCTGCCTTTTTTGGCTCCTGGCCTGTTGCCGCGGCATGCAGCGTGGCCGTGATCGGGTTGCCCACCACCGCCAGGTCCGGCAGCGCGTCCACTGTCAGGCGCTCCGGCAGAATACAGGAGCCGTTATCGACAGTGGCCGTAGGGTCATAGTTGCTTGCCTCCGGGTTGGTGCAGCCGTACACCGGTTCGGCCGGCACATAGCCGCAGTCCGAAGAGTTCAGCGTGTCATTGGAGACAAAGCCACCGTTGCCGTCATGGTAATAGCTGCGCTTAGTATAGGTCTCTGGAAGGCACTCAGAGAAAAAGGCCTGGTTGGTCGGGCGGCTGTACCCTTCATTGGTCGGGTCCGAGGGTTGCGGTGAGTTGGTATCATCCCGCACGGCCACGGTGCGTGTCTCCGTGTTGAACTCATAGAGCCGCTGGACATAGTAGTAGCTGGGAAAGCTCGGGGTGCCTGCATTTTCCAGGAACCAGTAAGACTTAAGGAGTATCTGCGCCATTAGCGTGTATAGGTTAGTTCGGAATGTCTTTGAATGTGCGGTCCAATTCGTAGGTCATGTCGTCGAGCAACTGATTGTCCAGATAGAGCTCCACCAGGCGCTGCCCCTCGTCAAAGGCGGCCTGCACAAACGGCCTACCCTGTATGCCTTTTTTGTAAATGGAATTCTGGATCATGTAGGCCAGCTGGTTATCGGTGATGAAGCGCCCACGTCCTTTGCCGGCCCGCACCCTGCCGCGCATCTTTTTGCGCTTTATCCACTCGAGGATGTAGCGGAGCGGAATTTTTTTTGTGAACGGCTTGCGCCCGCTGTCTACCCACTTCCAGTACTCCAGCGCGTAAAGCTCTAACTGCGCGTTGGGTGTGAAGCCCTCGAACTGCCCCTTGGCGTTGCGGCCCTGCTTCACCTCCGCCCGGAAGGACTTCAGGAGCCGGGAGGTGGAGCGGTCGAGCGGGTATCGGCCCTTGCTCTCCAGCAGGAAGATGGCATGCTGTATGATGGCCTCGCCGATGGCCTGCAGTATGTCGCGGATGTCGCTCATGCTGCCCTCCTGTAGGTAATCCAGAAGTGCGCCACCGGGGCCACTACGCCCATGAATACGCCAGCCCAGCCTCCCCAATCCTCTAAGTAGACCAGGTGCAGCCCTTTGGCTGCAAACAGAGCGCAGAACACCCACAAAAAGCGGTGCCAGTTATCTTTGAAATAGTCGCGTGCGAATCGTTTCATATCAGTTTGATTTTGATTTTGTAGCCAGGATACCCCAGCCTGTGGTAGAGGCAAGCCAGGTTCTGCAAAGCGTTCAAAAGCGATGTCCACGGCTGCGGGTGGAAGTCGTAGGTATCCAGCACGTAGCCCTCCACGACGCGCACCTGCCCGAAGGCCAGCAGCATACCCCGGTCGTAGTTGCCCGCCGCGTAGGAACGCAGCCTGTCGAGTTCACTGGCTGACAGGTCGCGCTCTGTTAGCGTGGATTTTCGGAGGGTGAGGAAGCAGAGGAAGAGGCGCAGGTGCATCATGTCGCTGTTTGACGTGTTACCAGAATGATCTCATTATCCCATGAGGTGTATCCCTCGTCATAGTCACCTTTCTGGTACATACACAGAGGTGCATTCGCTAGGTGCCCATTCAAAAAGGGCTGCGGCCTGGTCAGTGATAAGCCCGTTGCCCCGGTTTGCAAAGTGTCAAGTGTGTGGGTTTTCTCGAATGCAGTACCGCTCCAACGCCAAAACTCCACATACCACGTACCTGATTCCTCCCTAGCTACGGTGATCTGGTTGTTCCACTCGCCTTTATCGGATTGCACGTAGTACACCCCGCCGAAATATGAGCTGTATACATCCGTGCCATGAGGGCAAATGATGGTGTCCGAAACCACCGCGTTTGTGCTGCGGTTCACCTTAATGTGGCGGTAATTTCCCGACACGTAGTCGCTGCCGCTCTCCGCGTTCACAAAATCCGCTACCAGCAAATAGGTATAGGTGCTGTCGGTGGTGATGTCCAAAAGCCGGAAGGAGCCGCCCGTATAAGGCCGTAGCACCACGGTTCGGGTATGCACGGTTTTGGCCGTCCAGCCACTATAGAGGTTGCCCAAGCTGGTGCCCGCATCCGTTACAGTGCCCGTTACTGAGTCGATCTCCACGAGGTAGATCTCATTCAAATCAAGCGCCCCGGTCGGGTGGTGGTACACGGCAAAACGTATCATCCCGGATGCGTCCATCTGCCCAGTCATGTACAGTTTATCGGGTATGGTGGTGGTGTTTTTTGCTAAAAAATCCACTGCGCTACTCCATGTAACCCCGTTATCGTCGCTCCATGCCACGGCCCAGCGGTACAGGTTCTTACGGGTAAACAAAAGGATTCTGCCGGACGGTGAACGGTAAAGCTGTGCGTAAGAGTTATTATCAAACCCGTTGGCGTTAATATCCTGTTCGGCGCCAATATCCGATAAATCCTTGCTTACCCTTCGAACCCACATGTTGTCTATGTTGTGCCCGGTGTAGGCCACCAGTACCGCATCATCCAGTATCAAAAGGCCCGCCGTGTTGTGCTCGTCGCGCCCCTCGGTGCCGTGGAGCTGCGCGCTGGTAATGGTGCCGTTAGGCTGTAGGCGGTGCAGCATGTGCGGCCCCTTTCCGGTACTCTCCGATCCAATGGAGGTAAAGTAGCTATCTCCCGTTACCGGGTCATAGGTAGCCAATGGTTTGCACCACCACGAATAGGAGTTGTCCGCAAGTACGCTCTGGAACGTGTAGGTAAAGGAGGTGATGGGCGGTGGTGTTACCGTCACCCGCCCCAGTGACTGCATGAACAGGTTTATCATAGTGGCATCACCTTGAGGTAGTCCATGAATTGCAGGCGCGTGTCCCCAGCCGCCGCAACGCCTAGCATGATTTTAGCGCTTGCGCCTATGGCGGCGGTGCGGCTGTGTACATCCTGCCACGTGGCCCCGTTATCGTTTGACTTGGAGAAGGTAAAGACATTGCCCTGCCGTTTGATGCGCCAGCGCCCGTCAATCGCAACGACAGGGCTGGAGTCGGTATAAGTCGTAGTACCTGCCAGTTTCTGCAAATAGCGGGCATTAGCATAAGTGGCAGCATCTGTTTTTCGTGACAGTACCACGTAGTTGTCGGCATCCACCTCAAAGCCGAAGTAGAACACGTTAGCCGTGTGCACGGAGGTCACCAGCGGGAACTCCACGTAGCAGTCCCCGAAAGTCGGGATGGAGACCAAAGCGTCATCGTAGGCCGTGCCGGTGCCGCCTCCGGTGCTTTCCAGTCTCAGCCTGCCGGTTCCGTCCTTGGCGAAGGTCACCTGCGAGCTTGCCCCCCGGCGTGTCCACTTAGAGGAATCAACAGCCCCTGCCGCGCCCTCGAAGTAGTCAGAGAACAAAGCACCGTCCGAGGTGGCATTGCTCACTACCGCCGTATAAGCTGAATCCGTAGTGGTCGAGCCGTTGCCCAAGGCTTTCGCCCGGTAGTATTTCGCCACACCGGGGGTCAGGCCGGTGTGCTGGTAGGAGGTGGTGCCCGCCGGTAAGGAGGCAAGCTGTGTCCAGCCGCTTGTGCCATTGTCCGATACCTCTAGTAGTATGCCTGATTCCTGTGCCATTACGAGTTAGTGTCTGTCCATGAAAGATTGATCTGCGTGTCACCGCTGGCTGTGGCCGTGAAACTGCCCGGCGCGTTGAGTTGGGTTGCACCCGCTGCGTTCACCTGCACCGTTCTGGTAGCCTCCGTAGCTGCCAGTCCTTGTGAGTCCGTCACATTGTAGTACTTGGTGTAAGTTCCTGCCGTGGCGGTGTCCACGGTGCCGGTTATCACAATGCTTGCTGAGATGTCGCCATCTTCCGCATCGGTGGCGGTTGCCCCCGGCTCAGTGTAAGTATCCCCCACGGTCAAAGTCATCGGGTTATCCCCTAAGAGCGTAATAGCAGGCGCTGTGTTCGGTGTTGGTTCTACGCCTGCACCTACAGAAGTAACCGACACCGCTACCACATCCCCCCAATTGGAAAAGAACAGCTTGTACTCCCCTTGAGCCAGTGCCGTGCCTGACTCAAAATCTGAGTTCAGGATAGTATGGGCAAAGTCAAAGGTTAAAGTAGAAGTACCGTCTGCCGTGTACGCCTGCACAATGGTAGTGCCTAGCGTGGTGCCTGATTTGGTAAAGGTCTGTGCCCCGGTTAAAGCTTCTGTTCGGATATGGCCAAAAGGGTTGGTGAAAGCCAGCGCATTGTTTGCCGCTTCCAAAGTTGCCTGTCCGCCCGTAGCGCCTAACAGCTCCTGCAACTTCGCCCAGCTAAGCCCCCACCAGCTGCCGTCTTCTTTCTGCACGCCGAAGTTGTCGGTGTCTGCCAGAGGGTTGGCATCGTCTATGGCAGATGCGCCGGAGAGGGTGAAGGCCCCCTTCATCGAGGCGATGATGTTGGCAAAGAAGCTGCGGGTTTCCGCCGCCCGGATCTTGCCTTTCAGCTTCAACGCATCGCTGCCCTCATCACGGAAGGTCTCGTCATTCTGGAGGTACAACTCCTCCTCGGTCTTTTTCTGTCCAGCCATTATCTAGGGGTGAATCGTGATTGAATGTCTTGGCGGTCCACATACTTGGGGTACTCGAAGGAGAGCTCCACGCGCCAGCCGTAGGCTGCATCGTCGTTGAAGGCCACCAGGCTCAGCATGCTCATCACCCGCAGGCTCATCAGCACGCCCTCTAGCCTGATCTGCTCTGTGAAGGCATCGGCCATGCGCTTAGTGCGCTGCAGGATCTCCTTCTCTGCCCGGGTGCCGGGCTGGGTGCCCTGCTCAGCCGGAAGGTCCAGCAGCAGCAAGGCCACGCTGTAGGAGTCGAGGCCTGGGTTAGTCTCCCTGATCTCCATCTCCGCTTCCTGGAACAGCTGGGGGTAGGCCGAGTGGCCGCCCTCGCCCTGCTCGTCGCCGTAGCCGAAGCCCACGTGCTTGAGGTCGGTGAAGCGAGAGGCCAGCTCCTGTATGTAGTCTTCGGGTGTCTGCATACTCCACTAATGCAGAAGGGCGGAATCTTGGTGGGGGCGGGCATTATTTTTCCGCTCCCACTCCATATCCTCTAGGACTTCCGCAGCATTGCGCGTGCGGAGCGTGTATATGCTCTCACCAACCGCGCGGCTATGCGCGATGAGCGCTTCGGTAAACGTTGCGCCACCAGCTGATCCAGTGCCTTCAGTGCCTTCTCCGCCTCCTCTTGGGCTTGGGAAAGTGAGCGGATGCGCCCGGCGTATGGTTGCGAGCTGGTCAAAAAAAAAGCAACCGCGCCCCAGGCTTTGTCCATCGGCAGCGAGGCAAAGGCCTCGGCGGCGGCGGCCACACTCTCGGCGGTCTGCGCTTTACCCTTCTCACGGCAGAGCACCGCCAACAGGTTCGGGGCCGCCGCGATGGGGTTGCCCTCGGCGGCCTCCAGGAAGGAGAGCAGCGCCTCGAACTGGGCGGCGTCTATCCGCTCCAGGTTGCCCACGTGCTCGTAGGTTTTCTTCCCGTGTTTGAAGCTGAGCATTGGCTCTGGCTGGGGTAGCTCGGAGAGCCAGGGCATCTGGCGCAGAATAAGTGGCGCCAGCGACACATCGGACTGCACCGCCTCTGTCGGTAGGCCGGTGAGGCAGGAGGCCGCCACGACCGCCGCCAGGGGCGCAGGCTTGCCGCTCATGAGCTGGTGGTAGTTGATGAAGGCAGAGAGCGGCACCTCGTGCCAGCCCTCGGGAATGGCGCCCTCGATGCGGGTGCCTTCGTTGTCGGTCAGGGTGATGGTTTTCATACTTCTGCTGTTTTGGAGATTGTGTTGATTAGCGCAAGAGTGTCGGACCTGAAGCCCATTGTTTCCATCAGGAGGCGGCGCCCCTTATAAACCTTTAGAGATGTGGAATATAGGTAAACATGGTCTTCTGGAACAAGCGTTACGCGTACCACGCTCGTTAACTTCTCGCCTCTGCAGGTGAAGGTGGTGATGTACATTTTGGTTGGAAAGCCATCGGTGTTAATACCCTTGAGGATTGATCTTCGTGCCATTGTGTATGTAGGTTAAGTATAGTCTATGCCCAGCCCCAGCTTCGCTTCGCGCCGATCTTGTTGAGGGCCACGTAGCGGAGCGGGTCCAGCAAGTGGTTGAAGGCGTCGATGGGTTCGTTCAGTCCTTTGCCTGTTTTCTTATCCACCTTCCACTTATAGTTGTTGAGTTCCTTGCGCAGGTTCACGCTGCGGCGGGTAACGTTCAGGCGGTAGCGCTTGAGTATGTCAATACCATTGTTCACTGAGTCCGGCCCTTTCTTGGCTCCCTCGATCTTGAAGCGCAGGCGCTTGATCTCCTCGATACTCTTAGGCTCGGCCGAGTCGGCGATGATCCAGCGGCTGCGGTCAAAGCTCAGCTTGTCCAGGCGTTGCCCGATGTCCTGGTTCGTCAGGCCAGTCTCGTATACCAGCTCATCCAGCCAAAGCTCGCCGTTCTGCTCATACACATCCACCACGCCGGTGGGGTCGTTGGTAAAGCCGAAGTCCATGCCGGTGCCCAGGTGTTTGGCCCCTTCCGGGATCTCATCCACCAGCACCCAGTTGCGGTAGATTAGCCCCTCGATCTTGCCGGTGAGCCCGCGGGCGTACACGCGCCACAGCTCCTCATCTTCATCGCGGAGCGACTCAATAGTGGCGCGCTGCATGTCTGAAAGGAAGGGGTTGTCTCGGTGGTCTGAGATAAGACGCAAGACATGAGGCTTCCCGATCAGGTGCTCATGCACCCAGAACTCGGCGTTCGGGTTGTAGTCGATGTAGCTCTGTATCCTGGTGCGCAGGAAAAGCTCCTTCCAAACTAAGTAGGGTATACCGTTGGCTTCATTCATGAACAGGAAGTCGCGCTTACCCGACTTGGCGTCCTGAGGTCCATCGTAGGACTTAAACTCCATGATGCAGCCATTATGGAAGTTGAATATCCTGTCTGATTTATTGTAGCTCTTAATCAGGCGCTGCACTGTCTCGGAGGTATCGTAGATCTCCAACGCATCACGGAGCGCCCCGGCCTTTAGGTTTGGGATGTCCTGCCCCACCACAGTGCATATCTTGCGCTTCGGGAATTCGGAGAGCTTGGTGAACAGCGCCTGCAGGATGCAATAGGTTTTACCAGAACTGGTGCCGCCCTGGTTTACCACCACCTGCGCAGTGGCCTCATAATTCGCCTTGTATAACGCCGATGTCTCGAACATGCTACAGCTCTACATCCTTTTCGTCGGTGGCTATTTTCTTTGTAGAAGGGATGATCTTCACCTCTGTCTGAATGACCGCCGTGGCCTTGCTCTGCTCATTGTCCTTCTCATAGAGCCCGTGCATCTTTGCCAGCTTGTCGAGGGCCGCATCGCGGGCGTACATCTCCACCGATAGCCCGAACTCGCCCGGCTTCACCGACTTGATGATGCCGCGCTCCTTGTCCTCCACCAGCCTGACCATGTCCAGCTCCGCGCGCTTTACCTTCTGCGGCGGCCCCTGCACAAAGCCGGTGGCACGCGGGTCACGCTCCAGCTCCAGCTGGTGGCGAATGATCTGCCGGCGGCGGCGGGCCTGGGCGGCATCGTGGGTCTTCATCTCCTCCTCGCTGTAGCCGGCGCGCTGGGCGTACTCCTCCTCGAACTCAATCTCCGCCTGGATGCTGTCGATCACCTCGCCAAGTGGCTTGCGGATGCGCGGGGTCTCCTCCACCTCTGTCACCGTGAAGTAGTCGGCCAGGTTGCCCTGGGCGATGTCGGCGGTGAGCTTGGTCACCTCGGCGGCCGCCAGGCTCAGCTCCTTCAGGCGCGCGTCGATGTGGGGCCTCAAGTTAGCATTGGTTAGCAAGCGGTGCCCCTGCACCTTAGCGCCTTTCTTACTGTAGCCGGCACGAATAGCGGCTTGTGTAGCATTGCAGTCGATGCAGTACTCCTCCACGAAGCGCTGCTCCCTTGCTGTCAGTTTCTTGAGTTTGTCTGCCATAATGCCCGAAAATAAAAAGCCCCTTCCGAGGGGTTTCGGAAAGGGCACTTTACTTGCTGTCGGGCTTGGTGTGGTAGCCTTTTTTGAGTTGGGGGTTGCGTTTGACGAAGGCTTTGAAGGCCGGGTAGGGCACCCCGAGCTTGCGGGCCATCTGGGGTCCTTTTAGCCAGCCTTCGGTATAGTCGGCTTTGACCGTGCGTACCTCCGCCATGGTGTAGGTGTGGCGCTTGACCAACTTGGCGGGCGGCACCAGGTCGGGGAACAGGGATAGCTGCATAGGCTTACTGCAGGCTCAGGTACCCCTCGATGAGCTGGCGGAACTGCTCCTCGGTGCGCACGACCTCGACGCGGTACCCTTGCTCGCGGAGCTGGGCGGCTACGATCTTCTGGGCGGGGGACTCTTTTCCGGTGAGCGTCTTGAACTCGATGTAGAGGCCCCAGTAGCCGTGCTCTGGTCTCGGAACCGCCAGGAAGGTGTCGGGTATGCCGGGGGTGATGCCCATGGCCATGTCGAGGGAGCCGGCGATCTTGTGCTTGTTGCCATCGTTCTTGTTGCAGTAGTAGAGGTTGCGCAGGTCGCGGAAGTTGTTCTTGAACCAGACCACGCAACGTGATTGCAACTGGGCTTCGGATTGTTTAGGGGGCTGGGTAATAGATTTTTGCATTTGGCTAAAAGGATATAAGGGTGTAGGGTTAGGGTAATTGTTTAAGATACTTATCAACCAGTGCCCTGGCGGATTCCATGTTGGCAAAGCGATCTTTGTAGGTTGGACTTGATTTGGGATGACGCCTGACTTTAAAGAACTCAGTTTCTGCTTTGCGCATGTCCCGGACCAATGCTGGGAGGCTGCCGGCTTCGGGTCTGAGTGGGAAGTGCTGCAGGCACCGGTCTACCGCGGCAGATTCGTTCAGGATAGGCGTGATCCAGGAGCGGTGGTAACCACTCTCCTTGTGGGCTTCCTGGGTAATCCTTAAACTCTTGACACATTCATACAGATGATTTTCCAATTCTAAAGCGCTCTTGTTTGCTAATCTCTTTGCCATGGGTTTATGTTTTTTGTAACAGGTGAACAGGTTTATCTCTATACCTTACCCTTATATCCTTGTTATTGACTTATTCCAATATATCGCATATTCGAAAAAGCTAATAATAAAGAAAAGGTATAACTATAAGAAATAAACCTGTGCACCTGTTCTAATCGTTGTTTCGCTTGATGATCTCTATCCATCTTTTACCGGCATAAGGCCCGGCTTCGCGGGTTTGCCCTTGTTCAGTTTTCAGCTTTTCGTAGCGGATATAATGATTGAGCCACTTGCTAAACTTGTCCAATTTGAAGTCGCTCTCGCTCAGGGAATGAGCGGCGCGAAAATCAGCCCATAGCTCGTGCTTATAGTATTGCTTTCCTGTCTCCAGGCTGTCGCAGAACTCCACAAAATCGGCGTTGGTCACCTGCAGCAGCTTGCGGCGGTTGAGGTTGATTGGCTTCGCCTCCTGCAGCCCGTGGGAGAGGAATGCGCGGCAGCACTCAATCATGAGGTTATCGAAGTATCCCCACTGGGTCAGTGTCCAGTCAGTGAAGAAGTCGTGGCCGAACTCATCGCTTGGCTTATAGTCTTTCGAGTAGTGCGGCGCGATCTCAATCTCCAGCTTACGGCGGGCATGGCTATCACCTTCACCGCCCACCATGTCATTGGAGGTAATACCGAATTTTGGCGCGCGGTCGTAGGGTATCGTCACTTGCCCCTGGTAGAGGCGGTTGATCTTGAGCATGGTGGTGGCCATGTTGAAAAGCTTGTCGAATGGTAGGCGCTTGCCGTCCCAGTCTTCGAACACCACCAGGCGCGTGGCGTCCGTCACTCCTTGAAAAGCGAACTTATCACGGAAGTCGAAGAGCTTGCCGTCCAGCGGCTCCACGGGAAGCATGTGCCCTAGCGCCTGGAACACCAGCCCCTTGCCGGTGCCGCCTTGCGGATCCTCGCTCACGGCCTCATCCACCAGAATGATGATGCGCGGGTTGCTTGGCGATTTGTAACCGTGTAGTAGGTAACCCATTGCTGTCATCAGCATGAGCATGCGTTTGTCATCGCCTCCGGAGATGTTGTAGAGGAACTGACTGAAGTCACCTTCAGATATTTCATCCTGAGCGATAAGGTTGAACTCCCGTGGGAGTACCTGCTGTTCCCAGATGTAACCATGAAGGTCGTGGTATTCTTTCACCTCCGGCCCCGCTTTGGTCACCTCCACAAAACAGTTCTGAAAGAAGAAGAAGGCACTGTGCTTGGTGTCGCGCACAAAGTTATCCGGCAACTCCACCAGGAACTCCATCATGCCCTCGTCAAAGAAGTTGCGGCGCTGCGTCATGATCTCGTTGATCAGGTGCGGGCGGAAGATATTGTCAAAGGCGAAGGGTAGCTCCGTGAGGTAGCCCATTACAAAGGACTTCACCTGGTCGCGCGTCACCTCCTGCACGATGTTGTTGGTAACGCGCACCACTGAGCAGGCTTTGCCCTGGCGGTACTTACGGAAGCCTGCCGCTTCCAGAAACTTCGTGTACATCTCTAGCGAAAGGAATAAGTTATGCTTGTCTTTCTTCTCTTCATAGGTCACGCTCCAGAAGGCTTCGATCACCTCCTCTTTCTCTGCGTAGATCTCGGCCACCACTTTGGCAATAGCCTCAGCGTTACCGCCGCTGGCAGTAGCTAAAGTGGTGGCAACGTATTCCTGCGGCTCCCCGATTTTCCTGCTGTTGTACACCTTGTACTCCAGCGGCTCGGGCAGGATCGGCTTCTCCTGCCCCTTCTTCAGGCCGGAGCGGATAGTGCTGAAGGCATCCTTCCAGGCAGAGGAAGGCGAGGTTTGCCGCACCGCCTCCTCCAGCGCCTCCTGCGCCTCGTACTCGGATAGCAACCCAGTGGCTACATAGCCGCCGCACAGGTAGGACATGCGCTTGCGGGTGTGGTGCTTGTCACCGGCCGGGGCCTCCAGGATCTTGCGCACGGCGGTCTGCAGCGCCGCCTGGCCATGGCTGGCCGGCTTGGTGGGTGCCGGGTACTGGACCTGCGGGCGCGAGGCGGGCTTGAACTCCGGCTCTGCCAGCTGCTGAGTAAATACCTGGCTCTCGGCATTGATGAAGATCTCCGGGTCGTAAGACACGAAGCGGGGCCGTGAGACGTCTGGCAGCGAATCGATGGAGCTGATGCCATACGTCTCCTCATAATAGCGTTTGAGGGCTTTGTAGCTGGCGTTGTGGTTGTCCGTGGGGATGCGTACGATCACTGCCAGGCCATCACCGCCCGTGCTCACGAACATAGCGTAAGTGTAAGGATCTGCGCCGATCTCCTCCCGCATGGAGAGGTCGTGGTCGATGTCGATGCACACCAGCCCTGAGTGCTGCTGCAGTCCTTTCTCTTCGCGCTTGGTGAAGGTGCCTGATACCGTGAAGTAGGGCAGTTTCTTTTTACGCTTGCGCTTCTCGGTGTCGGTTTCGGAGGCGCGCACGTGCTCCACCTGCTCACGCCAGCGACCGGTGCGGATGCCGTCGAACACCGCCAGCAGGTCTACCTCGGCGCCGTTGGTGGTGATATGTATGTTAGGGTATAAGCTTACCATGATTTCTGTATAAGGGTGGGTTTGGCGCACCTGCTGGTGCTGGGTTAGAAATAAGCGTTAACTTCTTTGTGGCAGTTCTGGCACTTCATGTGCACATGGCGGTCAGAGTAGTAAATGTTGACCAGGTCAACCTCTTTATGCCTGCACCACCACTGCCGGAGTCTTATCAGGATTCGTATCATTGTTTATTGATTAAACTATATAAGCGTATGCCTTACACCTGTTGGCCTCCACCTGTTCTTTAGTCAGGATTTGGAACATGCTGACTATCTTTCTCTCAACAGGTCGCAGCTTTAAGCGCTTTGGGATTTTTGGTTTCATAAATCCATTAGGTTTTAGATACTATAAGGCCAACTGTATTTTATTTCCATATTATCATCAATCGCCTGTGTTGGTGTCAGGTTATCATCATAAAGTAGTCGCCAGCTTTTAGCGTCTAACTTCGTCTCTTTGGTTATCGCGTTAATGTAGCGCAAACAGTAGCGAACCTTGCAAAGCCACCTTGCAAAACTTAGGTTACTGGATTTCCTCATTTTATTTATTAGTTAAAGTTGGGTAGTGACATTACCTGTAAGCAGTAGAAGCAAGTGACTTCTTCTTTTTTGGTGGTGGTGTTCTTGCGGGTGTACCCACAAGCAGCCATCTTTTCACCAGCTTTGCGCCTGCGCTCTTTTTCATGCTCAGGTATAAAAGTTTCGTGCGATTTATGCTCTAAGTGGACTTTCATAAATATTAGTTTGATGAGTGAATTACGACTTCTTCACACCCGTTCAATTTCTTGAATGCAGAGCGTGCTGCTTTTCTCATTTCCTTCCTGGTAAGGATAGACTGTTGCAGGTTGCTGAAAGCGTCCAGGTCAAGCTCATCTGATTTTGCTTGCTCTTCCTTTTCTGTGATCTCTTTATCATAGTTAAGAATAGCTGTATGGAGGGCGTTTAGGGTTTCGCCTAATTCGTCATCATTTAAGGTCTTTTCCATGATTTTAACTTTAGATTAGGTAATTGTAGTAAGCGGTAGTTCTTGCGAGTGCATGTTTTGCCGTTGTCTAATTTTATCGTGACATTCTTGCCTAATACAGAGACAACCCTTCCTTTTAGGTAGCCTTCACCAATTAGCTTCACTCTATCACCTGCTTTCATTTTGCTTTATTCTGTTTAACCTGTCTATTTCTGCGGCTATTAAAGCACCAGCCTTTACTAAATTTCTGATTGGATCAGCGGATGGCTTCCACCAACTCCCCTGCCATGGCCACTGATTCGGTGCTTTTTCTCCCGGCCTGTAGCCAGCGTAGGTGACGTTCCTTTTACTGTAGGTATTAGCAATTGCCGCTGAAGCGTAGCACTTCGCTGCGTGCACTAGTTCTTCGCTGTCATGCTCTGCATCGTGTTCTGGTGTCCAGCCTTCTTGCTCAATTTGGCGCTGGCGCTCTGCTGCGATTAATTCTACTCCGTTTTTCATGGTTGTTTAAATATTAGGTTATCGTTGTACACTTATTTCTAAATCCTATCATCTGAGCCTCTGGGGCGATGGCCCACGCTGGAGGGATTATTCTGACACAGCTCATGCCGCCACCTCCCCTTTCCGCTTGAGCTGCATGTACACCCAGCCCGGCTTATAGCCTCTAATCTCCGCCACCTCCTTCAGTTCCTCCTCGGTCATATCTGTCCAGGACTTGCGCAAGTGATCCGGCAGCGGGATCTTCACCTTGGCGGCCTTGGGCAGGAAGTCGTTGAGCTCCTCGAACACGGCCTTGGGCAGCTCCCGCTCGGTGACGTGCAGCGTGAAGGTGTGGCCACACTCGCGGCACTCTCGGGCGCCCACGTGCTGGATGAAGAAGCAGGAAGGGCAGCATTTCACTGGGGCTGCCTGCTGCAGCTTTTTCTTCTTTACCGTCTCCAAAGTGTATTCCTCCTCCAGGTCCACCGGCCCATGCTCCCACACGTTGCCGCCCTGATCGATCACCGTGCAGTGGCTTTTGCCTGGTGCCGGCCGGAGCCCCCTGCCCACCATCTGCAGGTAAAGCGACTTGGACTTGGTGGCGCGGTTCAGGATCACCGTCTCGATGGCCGGAAGGTCAAAGCCCTCCGTCAGTATGTTCACGTTGCAAAGCACCTGGAACTTTCCCTCCTTAAAGGCTGCCAGTATCTTGGAGCGCTCCAGCGGCGATGTCTCACCGTCCACGTGGGCGGCAGGTATGCCGGCAGAGATGAAGGTGTCGCGCATGGTCTCCGAGTGCTTCACGTCCACGTTAAACACAATCGTCTTTGTGCCGGAAGCGAATTGGTTGTAGTGCTCCACCACTCCTGCATACAGCTCTTTCTTATCGAAGCGGTCGTGCATCTGGTGCACGTTGTAATCGCCGCCCGTAAGGTCCACGCCGCTCATATCCATCTTGCTGCCCACGTAGCGGGCAGGCACCAGGAAACCCCGCTCGGTAAGGTCCGCCAGGCTGATCGGCGCCACGATATTGGAGTAGATGTCGCCCAGCCCTTTGCCGTCGAGGCGGTAAGGGGTGGCGGTCAGGCCAATGATGGCGGCACCCTGGGCCGCGTACTGGTCCAGCAGTGTCTTAAAGCTTTTGCTGATGGAGTGGTGGCACTCATCCACCACCACCACCTGAGCGGGCGGGAGCTCGCGGCGCAACAGTGTCTGGATCGAGGCCACGTTCACAGACATATTTTGGCGCTGCTTCCAGCCGGCCATGATCACACCGGGTCTGATGCCGAAGGAGTGCAGCCTGTCTTTGGCCTGCTCCACCAGCTCCTTGCGGTGCGCCAGGAACAGCACACGGCTGCCCTTCTCCACGGCAGAGTGGATGAAGGCGGAGGCTACCGTGGTTTTTCCGGCACCGGTGGGCAGCACCAGGATCTCGGCGCGGTGGCCGGAGCGGAAGCCGTCACGCAGCTGCTCGATGGCCTCGGTCTGGTAGTCTCGTAAGGATGGTATTCCGTTCATAGATAAAGGCTAAAGGGGATTCGGTTTGGATAAGGGAGGGCAGGCTACGTCTGCCCCCGTGTACTCGTGCTGCACCTGATCGTAAGTCAGGGAGGCAATAAACTCCCACAGTTCGTAGCGGGGTGGGTACTCTCTGAGCATGGCTAAATAAGTATTCGCAGCCCCTCTGGCTTTCGCACCCTTGAAAGAGCTACATACATCTGGCCTGCCTGAAAGCATGGTTTCTTTAGATCCACAGTCACCTCATCGAATGTCAGTCCCTGGCTTTTATGAATGGACATTGCGTAGGCCAGCTTTATAGGGATCTGCTCAATGCTACCAACCTCCTGCAGTTCCAGCTTGTCAAGTGTTTTGTTGAAGACGTATTCTTTCTTTGTGAATTTCACCGGCTCCAGAGGGTACTCCACCTCGCCAACCCGTATGAAGTTCAGATCATCCTTAACTACAAAATCACCCAAGCATCCATTGAAAAGCGGGGCATCCTTGCTGTTGCAGAGGTACATCACCTTAGCGCCGTCCTTTACTTCGACGATGGCTTCAAGATTGAAATCATCCGCTTTTAGCTTGCCTTCAATCTTGGCATGGAACACCAGCTGCTTTGATGGCAGGGCAGCAAGGCTAGCCTTATTATAAGCTTGCACCGTGGCATTGTGTGGGGCTAGTATGACGCCTGTGTTAGGGGCGTCTGCCACGAACTGACGAAAGTACTCCGTCTTAATCCCCTCACGGCATAGGTTCAGCGCATTGATAAAGTCATTGTCGGACTGCCTTAGAATCTCATCCAGCTCGATTATTTCTGGGGTTAGCTTTTCAAAGATGAGCGCATCGGAAAACGTGTGCCCCTTATAGGACTCGTATAGCCGCGCCTTTGTGGTGTCGTTAAGAATTGGCGGTAGTTGCTTGAGGTCGCCCACAAAGATCACCTGCTTTTGTGATAGCCCTTTGCATCCATTCTTGCGCAGTGTCCAATGGATGGCATCCAGAACGTCTGGGCGCAGCATAGAGACTTCATCTATGAAGATGGTATCAATGGCGTCAAACAAAACGCGCTTTTCACTTCTCACGAAGTTGCAGCTCTCAAAGTCCATTACCCCAAAAGGCGGGATGTTAAACAGGGAGTGAATTGTCTGCCCGCCCACGTTGTTGGCGGCAATGCCAGTCGGGGCAATAGCCACTACTTTACGGCCATCCTTTTGAAGCTTCTCTATAGCCAGTTTGGTTACAGTGCTTTTGCCTGTACCTGCCTTTCCTGACAGGAAGATGTTTTTGCCCTGAAGGGCCATGTCAAGAAACAACTCCTGCTTACTAGATAGCTTTAACTCCTGCGGCTCTACTGGCTGATTTTGGATTAGCTCGCTCATGCCAGCACCTCCTCTCCTGCTGCTTCCTGCACGACTACCTGCATGCCCTTGGCGTCACGGCTCACCATCTCCACGAACAGCTGCAGGTCGTTGGCCGCGGCCCATGCCTCCACCTCTGCCAGGCTCTTGTTATCCAGTAGCGAACCGTCGAAACGGGCGATACGCACCTCCTTCATGAGCGCCAGGTTGATCTGCAGGCCGGCGATGATCAGCTGCGCCGTGTTGATCTGGTTCGGCTCGAAAGGCAGCCCGTTCAGGTAGAGCTGCGTATCGTCAAAGGTGAGGCCCGGCACCGGAAGCTGTGCCGAAGCGATGGCGTCCTTCTTCGCCTGCTCCACTTCAGCCAGCGCGTTGTTCAGGTGCTCCTGCTGCGCCACTGCCTGGTTGTATTCTTCCAGCTTGGCGGCAGCGGCGGCGGTCTTATCCACCTCGGCATTGTGTTGGATAGCAAAGTCAAACTCGGCTTTTATCGGTGCCGTGTCTAGAGCTTGGTTTTGCCCCAGCCATGCAGATGCTTGATCACATAAGGCAGCAACTTCTGACTGTTCCTTTTGCAATGCCTCTATCTGTTGCTGTAGAGCAGAGTAGCGCTCCACGCGCTGTTGCTGGCGGGTTACCACTTCTGCATGCTTCTGATTGTAAACCTGGGCCTGCTCCAGCTTCTGCTGAATGGCTGCCAGGTCTATCTTCTCCTTCGCTGAGCTCTTCACTAGAGAGTTGTCGCAGATGGCGGCCAGCTCCTTTACCTTGCGGTTGATGAAGGTGCGCTCGTCGAACAGTTCCTTGTAGCGCTCATCCAGGTCGGAGAAGTCAATGCCGGAAATCTGCTTGATGAAGTCCACCTTCTTCTTTGGGGTCAAGGCAAAGAAGGCGTTCAGGTCGAAGTCGATCACGCCCACCTTCTCATCCAGCATGGTGCGTGGCGTCTTGTAAACAGCGCCATCCGGAGAGCTAACCGTGAGTTGCACCTTCTCCTTTTTGGCGTTGAAGTCCGCCTCCACCACCAGCTCGCCAAGGTCCAACTTCACGGCTCCCTTTGGGGCACCGTCGCGGGTGAGCTTGCCCGGCAGGTCTTTGCCGGTGAGGATCTTAAACACGGCATCGATGAAGGAGCTCTTGCCGGCTCCGTTGCTGCCCACCACGTACACGTTGCGGCCATTGGTGGTGATGCTCTCGGCCTCAATGGCCTTGAAGTTCTTTATTTCGATATGCTCTACTTTCATGGCTACTTAACTTTTGAAGTGGAGGTGATGAGCGGGATCAGGGTGAGCCCATCGTGCTGGATAGGCTCACGGGAAATCTGGATGCGGCCGGACTTCCCCGGGTACCCCACCGACTTAAAGAGCAAGTCTTTGATGCCGGCACTGTTGAAGCACAGGTGCTTGGAGGTGCGGCGAATAAGGAATCCTTCTGCAGTGCTCTGGTCTGAAGAATAAGATTTCCTGGCTGGCAGAACGATCAGGAACCAGTCTTTTGGCCGGCTCTCATCCTGGGCCAATTTCACGGCAGCGCCTTCCTTCAGGGTAAGCTGCTCTTCCAGTACCTTGTTGATAGTAAAGCATCCAGCGGCCGACACAGACAGAAAGGGAACACCCTTCGGCTGCGCCTTCGGCGTGTTGGTGATGTCGAATATTTTAAGTTTCATGGTTTGTGAAGTATCAATTCTTGCTTTAAGCTGTCAAACTTTGATTGTATTGCGTCACCGCCTGGATGGCGTGCATGACGGTTTGCGGGGAGAGCTGCCGCTCCCACACCAGCTCTCCCGGCTCGGCATCGAAACCCCGGTGGGTCAGGTGCCGCTTGATGGAGGTGGCAGGAGGGGAAGGGAAGCGAACCTTAATTCGGTTCGCCTCTCTGTCTATCCTATAGAAGGCCTCCTGCCGCTCTAAAAAGGCAGGTCGTCGGTGTCTTGCGGGTTACCCCACCCGATGGCGCCCTGCTGTGCCGCGGGGGCAGGGGCTGCAGCTGGAGCGGCCGGTTGCGCCGCGGGGGCAGGGGTCGGCGGCATGACACCCTGTCCTGGCACATACTTGGCCTGGGCAGGCGGCGCCTGCTGCGCCTGGGCGGCCGGTGCGGCATTGCCGAACTGGGCCTTGTACTCGTCGCTCTCCTGTATATTCTTTTTCAGGAAGTCAGGCAGCGAGTCGAACTTCTCCTGGTTGAAACTCTTCACGGAGAAGGTAAAAGATGGCGTGACCTGCTCGGGGCAGTTAAACCCCTTGGGAAGCGGTGATATAGAGGAGATCACCGAATAGGTGTTGCCGCTCTTGCTTACCTTCTGGATCACGTTGAGCATGCACGGCACACCCAACAGTTTGGCGATGTTGAACTTTGATGCCTCCTCGTCAGTAAACTTCTTGCCTCTCCAGTTCTCCAGGTCCTTGCGCATGGAGGCCTTCTCATTCATGGAGAAGTTGTACTCCTTTGAAATAATGCGGGGCTGCTCTCCATCCTCTTCCTTGTAGACATGCATCTCCGTGGGGAGCTCAAAGGAGATGCGCACTTTGGTGCGCTTGGAAACCTTGCCCTGGTACTCGTCGTCGAAGGTGCCGAGCAGGACCATGGAAAAGCAGCGGGCCAGGTAGTTTCCGGCCTCGATAGGCGGTGTGCTGGAGCCAGAGCTTTCTGCTGGTGCATAGAACTCGTCGAATTCGGCGGTTGTCGCTGGTTGATTTGACTGTGACATTTGATTGCTATTTATGGTTTGAAAAATGGTTTACTTTTTAAGTTTTGACAGGCGGATTAACTCCGAGAGCCTGACGATCATCACGGGCTGAAGACAATCCCTTACCTTCATGCCCCTACCCTCCCCCTGAAGTGCTGTATTTTGCGCTGGCGCTCCAGGCGCTCGGCCTCGCAGATAGCGTCGTAGAGGTGTCCGGCAATCCCCACCAGCACGCCGCCCAGGGTGAAGGACAGCAGGAAGAGGTCGGTGAGGAACTGCATCTGCTCCTCGGAAAGGTCGGCGTACACCATCAGAATGCCGATACTCATGGCAAGGAGGATCCCGGTCAGGCCCAGCGCTCCGAGCGCCGCTGCCTTAATCTTTTCTCTGATCATAAGGGTATGGGTATGAGGTTTGGGTTACTTGATGTAAGCGCTCAGGTTGTAGCGGCGCTGCTCGCCGTGCTGTTCATATAAGGTACTGTGGCCCTTTTCTTTGGCCTTCTTGGCCGCCCTCGTGCGGGTGGCGTAGGTCGGGGTTTTGGTGCTGGCGATCAGCACACCCTCCGCTGTTTTATACTGTACAGGTGCTTTCATAAATGCTGTGTTATACAAGCCTTAAATTCTTGACCCGCATGTCAATTCTGGAGCGGGCCATTTTCTTCAGCAGGTCATCCAGCTCAAAGGAGAACTTCCCGTGGAAGCGCTCGTGGTGGGCGATCTGCACGTCAAAGGTCTCCACCGACAGGGTGCCCATCACCTCGGTGATGGAGTTGGTGGCGTCGGGGCGTTCATCCAGGTCTGCCAAAAGGTGCACGCGGAACTCGGAGAGGAACTCATCCACCGCCTGCACGTACTGCTCGTGCCGCGCCATGGTCTCTGTCGCTTCCATGGCTAGGAGGCTATCTGCAGCTTGGGGATGCGCTTGGCCTTCCGGTAGGCGATGAGCGAGGCCAGGGAGTAGGACACCGAGCGGCCCACCTTCTTGTACTCGATCACCGTGTCGGGGCGGTCGCGCTCCAGCTCCAGGGTGCGCACGCTGATGCCGGCCTTGGCGGCGGCGGCCTTGCTGCCCTTTATGTCTGTGTCCAGAAGCTCGCGCAGGTCCTCTAGCTCACCCCTGAGCTCCCGCACCTCGCGGGCCAGGGCGTCGTGTTCAGTTTTTTCGACAACTACTGCCATATTTATATATACTTTTATAGCTTTTATTTAATTAAAGACGTATAAACGCGGGTATACTAACCCTTTAAAATGGAGCAAAAGATAATCACCGTGATGCAGCGCCTCGACTGGCCGAACAAAGAGAATGGCATGACTCTCAAATATGACCTCACCCCGAGCATCCAGGAGGACCTGGAGGACGGCTGGCTCGTTGGCTCTGCCGAGACGGCGGTGAGCGATGGGGGCCAAAAGGCTATCGTAATCACCACGTTTGTGCTCCAGCGCTGATCAACCGTATCGTCCGCCCTGCTTTGTCTCTGTCACCCGCCAGAAGGGGATACCGAAGAAGTAGTAAGTGGTGATGGTAGTGGATCCGGGCTTCCCGTCTTCCAGCACCTGGGTGTGTATCCTTACCATGCTATTCCTCGCTTTCAGGGTTCAGGCCTCTTACCTCGCGGATCTCCGCCATGCGCGCCTTGTAGGCATCCGGGTCTGTGGCCAGCGCCAGGCGCTCTACGTAAACCCAATACTTGGAAGTGATGCGCTCCTTGCCGACGATGTCGGAGAGGTTGCTGGAGTACGGGGCGGCCTTGCCCTCTGCGCGGACCATGTCCGAGATCTTCGTCGTGTAGTCATCCGGCATCAGCTCGCGGATGGTCGGTGTGCTTGTAGTTACCATTGCCTTTTCTTAGTTTGCGTTGCTATTAGTATTAGTGCTATTGTTATTACAAATGTATGTTCTATTACTGAACATTGCAATACCTAGTTTCAAAAAAAGAACATATTTCTGAAAATAATTTTCAATTTCTGAACATTGAACACTCAACAGACTATAGGTCAAAGACTTATAAAGGCTAGAGAATATCTAAGCCTTAAGCAAGGTCAGGTATCAGAATTGTCAAACATACCTCGCTCAAGTATTTCCAAACTTGAGAATGATGAAATGGCAAAGTATCTGGAGCTAGCAATGTTCTATAGCAGAACATATAGCATATCATTAGACTGGCTTATAGATGGAGAAGGAGGAGAAGACGTGCTACTAAAAGAAAACAAACTACAAGAGTACACCAAACCATCAGACAAACGGGTAGAGGAACAGGAGATCCCGCTCTACGACTTCGAGGCCGCGGCGGGCCTAACCAAGCTGTTCAGCAACTCAGAGAACATCCTGGACTTTATCCGGGTACCCAACCTGCCGCGCTGCGACGGGGCCGTGCACATTAGCGGCGACTCGATGTACCCTTTATTGAAATCAGGCGACATAGTGATGTATAAGCAGGTGCAGGATATAGCCAACGGCATCCTGTGGGGCGAGATGTACCTGCTCTCTGCAGAGATCGGCGGCGATCTGCTCACCCTGGTCAAGTACATCCAGAAGTCAGACGAGGGCAACGAGTACGTAAAGCTGGTGAGCCAGAACCAGCACCACTCCCCTATTGACATTCCGCTGAAGAACATCCGCGCCCTGGCTTATATAAAGGCCAGTATCAGGATCAACAGCATGGCGTAGTGCTAACAAGGGTAGCTTGTGCTATTAGTATTAGTATAAGTTGCTTACCTTTGAAGAAAGCATTCCTTTATATATGGCTGTTACCCTGAAAGCAACCCTGAAGCCCGACAAGCGCCTGGACGGCACGCGCGCCGTGCGGATACGCATCACCAAGCACCGCCAGCACAGCTACTACAACACGGGCATTTACGTCAAGGGCGAGCCCAGGAAGAAGGACGCGCGCCGCAAGGGTGACTGGAACCCCGACGGCTCCTTCCTGAAGGAGAACTGGGTGCGCACCTCCGAGGTGCTGCACGAGCGCTACAACCGGGCCATCAAGCAGGACATGGCCGACCTGCAGCACATCGCCGGCAAAAACCCCGACCTCAGCGCGGCGGAGATCCGCGCGGCTTTCGAGGAGCGCTTTAAGAAAAAGGAGGCCGCCGCGCAGAAAGGCTTCCTTTCCTTCTTCCGGGAGTGGATCCGCCGGAAGCGGAACCAGCGCCAGGCAGGCACCGCCACGGTGTACGAGACGGCCCTGAGCAACGTGCTGGGCTTTGCCGGGGAGGCCGCCAACGAGCCCGAGGCGCTCACGCCCGCCTTCGGGTCCAACCTGGTGGCCCACCTACTGGGCAAGGGGCTGAAGGCCTCCACCGTGAACGTTACCATGACCCAGTGCCGCACCATTTTCTCCAAGGCCGTGCTGGAGGGCTACCTGCCGCCCCTGCAGAACCCCTTTGACGTGCCGCCCCTGCAGACCGAGGACGCGCCCATGCTGCGCCCCACCTCCGACCAGCTCCTCTCGCTCATGGAGGTGGAGATCCCCCGGCGCTGCCGCATGGTGCCGCACGCCCGGGCCGTGTTCCTGATGCAATATTTCCTCCACGGCGCCCGTTTTGCCGAGGTGGTGACCCTGCGCTGGGAGGACGTGACCGACACGCACGTGACCTACCACCCCCGCAAGCGCGCCAAGCGCAAGAAGGTGGTGGCGCGCCACGCCGGCATCGACTGGGTGCTGAGCCAGTACACGCCCAGGGGCAAATACATCTTCCCCTATATCCGCCCCCAGCACGACGCGCTCGATGACAAGGGCTTCTTTAGCAGGCTGCGGGACGTGAACAAGTCCGTGAACAGCTCACTTAAGATCCTGTCCACGCTAGCCGGGCTGCCCTTCAGCCTGCGCACCCACATGCAGCGCCACACCTTTGCCGACACGGTGTTGGGTATTACGGGCGACCTGCGCAAGGTGCAGGAGATGGTCGGCCACGCCTCGGTCGTAACAACCGAGCGCTACGTGGAGCGGCTGCGCCGCGAGGCGGTGGATGAGGTGAGCGCGCAGGTGTACGGGAAGGTAGGGAAACAATAG